TAGCTAGTGGCGCTACCGTCACCAACATTGGTAGATACTTTGCGTAACCGGCCAGACCAGTTGGCCAGCTTGAGTGGCGTGACAATCCGAGCATCGTCGGTGCCAGCATCAACTTCAGCTTGTGTAGCAAGCTCGGCAATGCCCGGAGTGGTTTCGCTGGCTGCTGGTGACGAAGAACCAAACGACGTAAACAGTACATTGCTACTTTCAATCGTGCCATTAACTTGGGTTTGCCGCCAAGTTGTGCCAGCATCGCTACCTTCTTCAACCGTAATAACTGCCTGTTCCAGTTCAGCGAACGTGCTGGCATCAAGCGAGCGGGTTAGTGCTGTTGAAGCGCCGTTCCAGACATAAATGCCGTTCTGGGTCTGGGTGGATTGGTTTCGCACCAGCACCCGGTCCTGTGACGCCATCGTGATGCCGTCGATCGTGGCGCCAGGGCTACTCAGGTTGATGCTGCTTTGAGTGCCAACGCGGGCGCTGTCTTTCCATGACAGACCTTCAATAGCAGAGTCCACATAGGACTTTGGTACTGCGTCGCCTGCATTGGTGGGCGCGGGAACATTGACGACCTTTGAGACGCTCTGAAGGTCGATGTCAGTAAAGAACTTGCGTCCCATGTCAGATCAGGCGTGCAAGGCCGGCGGATGCTGGATTCAGTGTAACAACGGTTTGGTTATCGCTTGGGTGCGCCACGTCGCCATCAATTTCCTGGCTGCCACTGTCAAGTAACTCAACGGAGGGTTTATAGCCAAGATTGTGGTTAATGGTCCACGTTGTTGCCGGTGCAACTTGCTGGTACACAAAAGCCGCGCCACCAGCCGGACCCTGTGGACCCTGCGTGATTGCAGTCACGGTGCTGGTAACAGGAACGGTAACGACAGTGCTGCTACCGTTTTCGGTGACTGTGACCGTATTTGTTACTGCGTTGACGTTTACAGTCGTCATGCTGTGTAACCTTCGCTGACGTAGATAATGCCTTCGAGGTAATACTCTTTAAGGCCAGCAGTGTTGGTTAGCAGTACGTCGTAATACGCCTCATCAGGGAAGGTCGCTGTTTGTTCATCCGTCAACGCAATAGCGATGGTCCCAGTGGAACGATTGGTGTAGGTGACCGTAAAGTCCGCGTATTTGGTAGTGCGATTTTGATTCCAGGCTTGTGCGGCAACGGTCCAGCCGGTCAGGTTGATGGACGCGTCGTTGCTGTCTTTAAACTGCAGCGTGATGCTGTAGTCCGCCCGGCGCTGCAGGCTGATGTTGTAAGTGCCGGGTGAAATTGCCATAATGCACCTCCTTTAAACAGGTTAGCCGCCTTGTTCGTTATTACCGGTAACGGTCCTGCCAATCATAAGTATTGCACCATTGCCACATCATGACCGAAAGGATCAGACCGATCAGCAGCAGTGCCGAAACGACGATCAAGGTACCCATCGTTCCCAACGCAGCAATGACTCGTTCCAAAAGTAATCGAAGCCGTCGGCAGGGTAGGGTTTAGGCGCTTTCCACTGGCACGTTTCAATATCAAGTCGCCAGCTTTCGTAAGGTTGTGGTGCAATAAACGCGTCTAATTCACTGTTATATAGGTAACCGGGGCCAGCGTAATTTTTACGAATGCTGCCGTTGTAGCTTGTTTGCCGCCAAATTGTATCGGCCCCATAAATAGTTTTACAGAAAGCAATGCCGATAGCTTCTGACTCCTGGCCGTGTTCGTCAATAATGTTGCTGTTGTCAACAACGATGACGCGCTCAACAATGTTGGCAGCGTTTAATTGCGCAAAGTGTGCCATTAGACGGGTGTGGTGTAGCGAATAATTACAATGCCTGAACCGCCTGCTTTAGAGGCTCCGCCACCTCCACCAGTATTGATGGTGCCGGGGGTTGCATTGCCTGTATTGTTTGAAGAATAACCATTTCCTCCACCGCCAAGGCCCCCAGTGCCCGCAGTGACAGGACCGTTACTGCCGCCGCCACCGCCGCCAGCGTAAGGCGTTGAAGTGCCTGAAATAGCGGAGGAAAAACCGTTACCTCCATTGCCTGATCTAGTTGAACTGCCATTTGCACCACTACCCCCAGCGCCACCACCTCCACCGGAACCATCTCCAGAAGTACCAGCGCCGCGACCCCCAAAAGTACCCTGCCCTGCTATTCCTGCCCCACCATAAGCTGAACTGCTGGCGTAACCAGAACCTCCGCCAGAACCGCCTGAATTGCCGGTACCTGAGGAAGAGGCGCCAGCTCCTCCACCAGTTGCAGTTATAGAGCTAAACACGGAATTGGATCCGTTGCCAGCACCAGAAGAAATACCACCAGCGCCAACCGTAATTGCATAAGTGCCAGAAGATAAAGAAAGGGTGCCTGTTCTCATGCCACCAGCACCACCTCCGCCGCCTGTGCCAGCCCCGCCTCCCCCAGCAACAACAAGGAATTGCACCGTGAAACCGATAGGCGCATTAGTAACCACAAAATTGGCACTACCTGTAAACGTATGCACCGTGTCAGAACCCACGGTTGTAATGGTTCCGCCAGTAGCAGAAAAGGGCAGGATTGTGCTGAATCCCCCGCCCAGGATCATTTCTTGGTTAGACATTAGGTGAGACCCGTACCTGTGATCACAAAGACATCAGCGGCGACGCAGAGGATTGTGGCAACGCCGTAACTTGAAAGTGTACGGTTGCCGGTAACGGTTGAGCCACTAGCTCGAAGCGTTGTACCCGCGCCCTGTGTAATTGTTTGGTTGCTAGTGGAGTTATTGAAAATGGTCACGTTATCGCCTATAGAAAACACCGAGGCCGGAACAGTGACGCCGCCTGTTGTAATGCTGATGTGTTTTCCGACATCTGCAGCAACAAGGGTGTAAGCGGCGGTTCGCGCGTTTTGTGGAATGCGGCGTATATTGCCCGTGCCATCCGTGATCACCCCAGACGTGGTGATAGTGCCGGTGGTGTTAATCGCGGTGCTGCCGCCAATCGTGCCGCTAGTAATAGCTCCACCGCTGACTTTACCGGCAGTGCTTATTGTCGCCAGTTTGCTGTCTACGATTGCTGCACTGGCGTTAATATCTGCGTTTGTAATTGAGTCGCTTAAAGCCAGTTTGCTATAGGCAATCGCGGCAGAAGCGTTAATATCGGCGTTGACGACGTTGCCGGTCAGATTGAGCTTGCTGTAAGCAATAGCAGCAGAAGCATTTACATCCGCGTTTACTATTGTGCCAGCAAGATTAAGTTTGCTGTAAGCAATGGCGGCAGAAGTGGAAACGTCGGCATTGACAATGGTGCCAGTTAGGCTGAGTTTGCCGTAAGCAATGCTGCCCGCCAACATTGTGTTGGTAACGGTTGCCGTATCGCCAGTGGTAATAACAGTGCCGGTTACGTCGGGCAATGTAATTGTTCGGTCCGCTGTTGGGTCAACAACAGTCAGTGTCGTTTCATTTGCATTAGCCGTACTGCCCTCCCACGTCAGGCTTCCAGCAGTGCCAATTTCAAGGTTGCCAGTAATTGTGCCGCCAGTCTTATTAAGTTTTTCGGTGTCTAATTCTTCAATGGCTGCCTGCGCGTTTGATGCGGTAATGCCTCCGCTTGGCGTAAACGTAATGTTGCTTGCTGTTTGAGCAGCAATCGTGCCGGATACGTCAATAAACTGCCACGCCGTACCGTTTGAAAGAATGTGATCTGGCGCTTGCAGTGCAACAGCAGGAGCGTTGCCCGAACCTGTGCCACTATTTGTAACAACTAAGTAATACCGGTTAGTTTGCGTTGAGGCTGCGGGCAGTGCAGATCCAGCCGTCAAGCCTGCGCTAGAGCCTGAGGTGGTTACAGAAGCGACAAGGTTTGTGCTGGCGTTATAGGTTCCAGCAAATACAAGTTCGCCGGAAGTAATAGTGACAGGCTGCCATGCTGAGCCGTCCCAGAGATAAAGATCCCCGTTTAGCGAATCGAAAAAATACTGTCCTGTGAAATCTGCTACTGGAAAAGGAACGATACCGGCGCTGCTGCTAGCGCCACCAAATTTTGTAATTGAAAAATCGCTGAGTTTTGCGCCGGCAATACTTTTAGTGCCGAAAACACTGGGCGATAGTGTTCCAGAAGTTAATTTTTCAGCTGGAATACTAGGAATGTCTGTGTCTAAAAGGGTGCTGGTGCTAGTGATATGACCTTGGGCGTCAAAGCTCACCTTTGCAGCTGTGCCGGGTGTAACGGCATTGGTATGGTTAAGTGCGCCTGCACCTGTAACGCCAAGTCCAGTACCAGGAAGCACGGCGCCTTTAGCACCGGCTGTAGCTGCTGGCATATCTGCAGCAGTAATTGCCCGGCTACCCGTGACAAGACCTTTTGCGTTGTGGGTTACAACAGAAAAAGTGCTTGTGGCGGAAACATCTGCATCAATCTCGATGGTATCTCCGTCTACACGGAGTCCTTCACCATTAACGATGATGCCGCCCTTGGCTGTATTGCTAGCTGTTGGCAAATCCGATCCAACAATGGCGCGACCACTGATGGCACCACCACTACCCGCAGGGCCAGCAAGAAAAGTTCCGCCAGTTGTTGCGGCTTGAGGCGAAACGCTGATGGTCGCAACATCGCCAACAGTGCTAACCGAAATTGAGATCGGGCCAGTTGTGGTCGCAACAAGTTGGTTAATTGAGCCAGCTGCCTTAAAGCTGACCCAACTGCTGCCGTTCCAAACGTATGCCTTGTTGGTATTGGTGTCTACAGCAAGTTGCCCAATGTAACTCCCTGTGGCGGGAAGGCTAGTTACTAGCTGGGCGGTAGAGTTGGCGGCAAGTTTGGACGCCTGAACTGCTGCTGAGGCAATTTGAGCTGCATCTACCGCGCCGTTTACAAGGGCTCCGCCAGGAATTTGACCAGTACCAAACAGGATTTTGGCGCCAGGAATGGTGGCGTCAGCAATCAAGGTTGTGCCGTTACCGATCAGATCGCTGACCGTAATTTTTTTGGTTTCGCTGGCACTGCTATCAACAACGGCCAAAAGGTCGTTTGCAGCTAGGTTGGCCCCCGACAGTGCCGCTAGTTCACTAATACGAAGGTCTGCCATAGCTTTTGATGCCGTGCCACCAGTCTACAGATCTTGATCCAGTAGCAGGTAACTCGTATTATCCTGCTCCAGGTTGATGTTGGAAGCATTTTCCTGTAGCAATCTATCCTCTGTTGCCAGTTTGGCTTTCAAGCGAATAGGGCCAGTCGTCACAAAATCGGCGGTTACTTGAACGGGGCCATCCGGTGAAAAACTGATGCCAGCCTGCGTGATGATGCCATCAATTTCGTACCAGAGTTCGTCATTGACAAGCGATGCGTTGGTGCCGGTGGTGTAACCGCTGCTTTTGAGGAAAAACTGAGCGGAAAATTCGGAACCGATTTCAGTCCGTAACGCCAGTTGCAAAAGGTAATGCGGCGCCTCTTGAACGCCAGGTTGGCTGGTATCGACGTAATCCCAGTAAGCGGTGAATTGACCAGAGCCAGACATCAGAGTTGAATACTGACTGCGGAACTCATCGCTTAGCGCAGTTGTATCTACAGCCTCACGATTAGTGTTTAATTCAAAGGCACTACATTGCCCCAACATCCGGGGAATGGTGTTTGCGATTTTGACAGTGATCGGTATTTCAGTGGCAATGGTTGCAAGTGAAATTGCATTGCTAATATTGCCTTCAAGAGAAGCGGCAAAGGTGCTGTAAAGCCTGATGCCACCTAGCTCGTCAACGTGTATGTACCATTTGCCAGAGCTTTGAACTGTTGTATCTAGCCACCCGGCAGATGTGACGAACGCCAGTGTGGCGCCGTTGGTTGATGTAATTTCAACCTGATCACCGGACACCAAAAAACCGCTTTCAAAATCAAACGAAAATCGCTTGCGACTGACGTTTACGTCGGACGGATTAACAACGGACGCCTTTTCACCTTGCGCAGATTTGCGCTTCAAATAAACGTTGCCGTAACTGCCGAGGTAAACGCTCATGACAACGATGCAGTGGTCAGCGCCCCAGTGGCTTGGAAACTGATCTGGGCGCTTGTAATTTCACCAACCGATGCGCCAATCGTGGCGCTGGTGATATAGGCGTTAAAGGTAATGTCGTTATTGTCTGCACCATCGGCAAGGCGCAAGGTCAACGTCACTACGTCACTGGCGGCAACCCCGGTTGTACCAGCGTTGATTACCTTGGCAAGAAAATTGCCGGCATCAATGCTGCCGTCTTCTGCCTTGTAGTACAGCAGCGTGGCTGAGCCGCTAAATCCTTGGATGCCTGGGGTGTAACTGCGTTGCGCGTCGCCCAGCGTGGTGGTCTCCAGCACTTCAACGTCAGCCTGAAATGACCAAGAGGTGACCTTGGCTTGCGTGGTGCCGGCAAACAAAAGGCTGCCGTCGCGTCCTGTGTAAATCTTGGCCATGGTTACAGTTTAGAGAACGCCGACAAGCCTGACCTGCACCGAGCTGATGCCGGGTCGGACGTTGCTTACTTGGGGCGGTTGGTCATAGCGCCAGCTATTTGCGGTGGCTGCATCCAAGGCGTCGGTATTACCGCCCCAGCCACTTAGTGCCCCAGTCGGCAAGGTAAACGTTGTGTAGCTGCCTTTGGTTTCGTCGTAGTGATCAAGAAACAATTCGGCGTTGGCGTCTGTGATGTTGTCGTACTGCAATTCCAGCGTCATGCCGGTCCGGCGATTGCCGTAAAGGATGCGCGATTCGGATCCTGACTGCGAGCGAAATGTTTTGACCGGGTAATCACCGGAGTTGTAATTACGGCTGGTCGGGGTCAGTGTTGGGTATGCCATGGCTTAGCCCTCGGTAATAAAGCTGCCAAGGCTCAAAATGTCCTGGGCAATCAAGCTGTTGTAGGTGTCGGTCGTGGCAAACTCCGTAGCCAAAATTTCCACCAGTCCTTCTTCATCCAGCGTAAGCTGTTCAATCACATAAGTGCTGCTGGAAACAGTCGGGTTATTCAGCGTGAAAATCGTGTTGAATAAACCTGGCTGCACAGCTTTCCCAGAGGCAACGGTCAGCGTGGCTGCTTGCACTTCCTCATTGCTTGATGTGTAGTACAAAATTTCATAATTGCCGTCTGCCAGTGTCGTGACGGAGGTGATGTCGCCATCTGCATCGATTACACCATTGTTAGCCGGCTGATACGGGCTGGCTTCAGTCAACACGCGGATGTAATTGCCGGGCGCCAATGAAATGCCGTATGGAGTTGTCTTGAAACGTACTGAGTGAGTAACGCGGCGACGCAGACTCATAAAGTATTGCGCCACAAGGAAAGCGTGATCGCGTGAGGTGCAGAACTGTGTCAGATCAAAACTTTCGATGGGGTGAGTGTCGCTTCCGGCTTCTGCCCAGCGCACGGACAATGTGGCCTCTTCTGGCAGCTGGTTTCTCTTTTCTTTCCGGTAACGGACGATTGCCTGAAAATCTTTGCGCTCTTCTGTTTGCAAGTAATCGACTGTAAAAGTACCCTCAACAATATTGCCTGAGGTAAACAATGCAGCAATCTGCACGGGCGTATTTACAATCGCGCCAGCCGTATTGTGCGGCACAGCTGGAACCAAACTAAATTTTCCGTTGCTAATAACAAACGAGCACAAGAAATATGGTGCGGTGTCTGCGATGAACTGGCGCAGATTGACTGGGGAGGCCAATGCGCCATCAAAGAACAGTTTGTTTTGCTCTAGGAATGTCGCAGTGTTGGCAAAATCTGCTGTTTCAATTAAATCTGAACTGATGACGCCACCAGCGCCGGCTGTTTTGTCGGTCAGCAGGTAGTACACCAAATCGGTGAATTTATTACTGGAACCTATGGTGTTTGCCTCGGAAGGTAGGAATCGTTGCACTTCAATGCCGTTATCCAGCCAGCAGCGGACCTGATCCAATGCGGTGAAATTACGGCTGGCCTTTAGCGTCAAACCCGCAAGTGACATATCGTCATAATTAGGCGTGCTGTTATTAGCAACACTTTCGTTGACGTAAACAATTTCATGCTCAGGTGCGCTTTCGTTGCTCTTGGTTAGTAGCGAATTGTAAATACTAATATCGGCAACTTGACTGTTTTCTTCAAAAATACGCTCCGCCGTAACCTCGGGAGGAATGTTAATTGTTTGGATGCCGAGAGTTCTTAGGCGTATCCCTACGCTTGTTCCGGCTTTTCTGAACGGGTTGGTAGAGCTTACAGTGCGTGTCAGTGTGATTAACTCACCTTTAGTCCACGTACCCGTTGTTCCAGCAGGCACGACGTTATAGCTGACAACATCCCACGCCTTTGTCTGCCCAGGAAAAGCTTGTTGGTTTTCTTTAGGGCGAGAGACAACTGTACCTGTAACGCTAAGTTGTATGGCATTCCCTGCACTGGAAGTACCAGTAATTACTTGCGTTGCCGTTTGGCCTAGAGCGTATGTTTCTTGGTCGCCAAGAATTTCGTATTCCCAACCAGATTCCCGACCTTTGAAACTTACATTTACAGTTGTGGCTGTAACTCGCAGGCGAACTCCACAAACAGTCAAGCCGTAAGGCAAAGCCCTTGGATTTCCGGGAGTAACAGGAATTTGAACGTTAAAAACTTGTGACGTATTAAAGCCGCCTGAACTTCTAATTACGCGAATACTTTGAAAACGCCACGCTCTAAATCCAGCAAAGTACGGGTGGGTTGAAGGGTAGGTGTCTGCGACAACACCTGTAAACTCCACACTAACTGTGCGCCCATCACCAAGGTCTACGTCTCGCGTGTATGTACGCACTAAGCCATACTGCGAGGCTTTTCCGAACATCTCGTAATAAGTTGCTCCGGCACGTCCTACTGTTGCTGAATCAGGTAGCCAGTCGTAAAAAGCCACGGACGAAGCAGCAACAGTATCGTCTTCAATATCTGGAAGGTAACTGTCAATTTCAACAGCACTTGGTATGGTTGCGTCAATCCGTTCTTCCGTAATACGTGGCGCCGCCGCCATTTGCCGATTGAATTTAATTGTCTGGCTTAAAATGTATCTACCTGTTGTGGCCAGTGTAAAAATACCGTAAGCAGTGTTGTAAGTAGCGCCAATCAGCTCGCCGTTTTTGGCGTCAAGCACTAGCAGGCGGAAATCATCTGGAAAACGGCGAACAATATCAGCACCGCTATTAGGTATGAAACGAAACTCAAACTGACGTTGCTCGGGATGCGTCAAACGCAAATAGTTGAACTGGTCTTGCGGTGTTTGGCCACTGATACAAAAAGTTTGTCCCAAGGACACCCACGCATATTCGTTGCCTTGCTCGTCAGTTCCAGCTGGGCGTAGAAAGACAGAAAATGCTGTGCTGCGGCGCATGTAGATATTCATCGTGCCGCTTTGTATCGCTACTTGGTTATTTTCGGCTTGGCGCAGATCTGAAGGACTTGGGAGCGAATTGAAATTGCACAACCCGTTGGCTTTTTGCCAAACTTGACTGCGGATGCCTATTTCAGTCACATCGCAGGCGCGGGTATTGCGCACCACGGCCAATGCGACACGCAGTAAAGGATAGAAATTTGCTCCGGCATTAAGCCCTAAGCCGTTGCGGGCATCCGTTGTACCGTTGTCATCATTGCGGATACCGCGTTCAATCATCTCTTGATTGACTAAACCTATGGAAGCACTAGCCGCGCCAGTGCCAAAAATTTCAACGCAACGGAGATCTATTTCTTGGCGGGCAGTGCCGTCGTAGATCGGCAATAAACGATTAGTGACCACCCATGTAGTCCGACCGATCATGAACGTTTCACCTATTTGCAAGGCGTCATCAGCAGCCTCTTGGCCATCAAGAACTTCAGAGTTGATGTCGTCTACTTGTGTACTTTTTGTATCCTTAAAGTAGTAGCGGTTTTTGGGTATTTTGCCCGGTTCGATACTAAAGCGAGCAATGTCACCAACACTCACCTGCCGTACTTCTGTGCGGGCATTTGCAGGAATGCCGTTAATTGATGTGATGCCCATACGGCGCCCATAATTGCGCCCCACGCCTTTTTGGCCTTCCTTGATAATTTGAACCCACCGCGGATCGCCTTCAGCATCACTGCTAGGTTCAATGCCGTAATCGCCGGCAATTTTGATGCGTTCCAGAAGCAGCGCACGCCCTGGATCGTTATCTGAGTCGTCTCTTTTTTTACCTTCTAAACGTGGAATAGCAACAACTCTCCAGTTGACGCGGTAATTGGTTGCATTGGCAATGCCTGAATAAACGCCAAATTGAGTGCTGCTGCTAGGTGTATATGCTTGGCAGAAACCTGTATCCTTTGCCGACGAAAGCGTTGGGCACAAATAAATATCATCGTTATTTTCTATGTCGCCAGAAGATGCTGTGCCTCGTGTGCCGAATAAAAAATTGCGAGCTTTGATGCGAAAAACCTGATTGGTATTTCTTTTCCAGTAAAAAGCAAAGTTATGGTTATAAACACTGTCCAAGGGTACGTTGCCCAAGAAAATGCCGTTTAGATCTGGTGCGCTAAGACCCTGCCCCAAGCCCTGCTCACCGATAACCATCAGCAACTTGATGGCTTGCTGAGAACCAAGGCTGAACGCACGAGACCAAACAAGTCGTGGGGCTACCAGCATCCCGCCTGTGGCGCCGGTGTACTTACCGAAAACGATGGGAATTGGGCTGCCGTAATCAGCAAGATCTGCGATTGAATCAAAGCCACTGGTAGCAAGGAAGCGGTCACCGCCACGGCGGCTGCTTAGTTGGCGTTGACGAATGCCTTCCGCTTCTGATAACGCCTTTGGTTTTGGCGTTAAAAGGTAACTGATTGCGCTAAGCGCTACACCAATCGCAAGGCTGGTGAGAACTGCTGTGGTTGTAGCTGCTTTTGTTGCTGCGGCAGCAGCCGGTGCAGCAGCAGCGGCAAAAAGAATAGCTTGAATATCTGGAATGTTGTCGTAAGCCGCAGGGCGCACAGCCCCACGCAGCATCGCTTCAAATACAAACTTTTGATACTCTTCTTCGCTGCAGCCAAGAGCATCAATCAGCTGCCTTTCATACGGAAGCAGCGGTAATTTTTTAACTGGTGAATAGCGCACCAAGCCACCTTGCCCTGCTCCGTGTTGATGTAGAGGGCGCCCTGCAGCCATATGACGGCAAATGCCCAAGGATCCTGGGCAACTAACAACACGTCCCCATCGTACTCAGCCCGGTCAACTCTTCTGCCCCATCGCAATAAATCACGAGCGATCACACGCGCTGATGCGTCGTACCAGTCGTCACGAAAGGTTGGAACTGGCATTTCAAGGCGTTCCAGCACTGTGTAAACCAAGTGGATGCAGTCGATCTCGCCGTTGCTGCCGTCTGCGCCAAGGCGGTATTTAAGCCCGACGAGATCAGCGCAGTCGCACATTGGCGGATGTCGGGATGTTGCCGATCAAACCTTGCGTCAACCGGCGCAGTGGGACATCAGCTCCAACAGCATCCAAAATCGTGTTGAGATTAAGCGTCAAGCTGGTCTCATCCCATTGGCCAGCCGCGATTTGCCCGGTGTACTGGTGCATCAGGATGCCGGTAGTGCGGTCGTCGGGGTTGAGCGCCATTACGTACACACGCGCCAGCCATCGTTCTGTAATGGCAGGCAATGCCCAAGCACGGCTTAACTCATTGTTGGGAAAGACAAGGCTGGCCTCGGTGTTGTCGCCGCTACGGTTCACGCTGACACCACTGAACCCGAAAGGCAAAAAGGCATAGCTGCTGCCGTTGTAAGTGGCGTTGGCACCGATGAAAAAATTCTGGAAGTAGTAGTTGGTGGTGTCGTCCGGCTTTTTCAGCCGCAAGTAATTACCGAGTGCAATGTCCATCAGATTCCTACGCGACGGCGGGTGCTAGGTGATTGCTGCAGGCGGCGCAGTGCCAGCTGCTGACCGCGTTCTGCACCTTGGCTGGCGGCTTGACGCATCCCAGCTTGGAACTGATCGGCGGTTACGTAGTCCACGGAGTTAATGCGCTCCACGGTGTATCGCACGTCGATAGGGGCTGCTGTCATTGTGGCCCCCATGGAAGCACCGTCGCCAGAACCGGATGGGATTACGCCGGAACCACGAGCGCCAGCGGAATAACGGCTCATGGCGCCACGCATCTTGCTGGCGGGGATGACGTATTCCGGTTCGCCGCCTTCGCCGATCAAAGCGCGAGTGGGACCAGTGACAAACCCGCCTTCGGCAAATGCGTACTGCTGCCATCCTCCCGGTAAAACATTACCTCCACTACCCGCTGGGTTTCCTCCGGTAATACCACCCCCAAAAGCACGTAACACAGTCATAAATAGTTGCTGTGCCAGCATTTGCGTAGCCATATCAATAAAGGCTTTGCCGATGTTTTCAAACATGCGACTAAACGCTTCGGCTACCGTGGTCGTGCCAGTGATTATCCCTGTAATTGAATCGCTAAAGGCTTGTGATACTTCGTTGACGATGAACCCATACTTTTCGTAAATTTGCTGTTGCCTTAAAAGTTGCTGCTCTAGTTGATCACGAAGTTGTAGTTCCGTTTCTAACTGAGCTAACTGGTCTTGTTGTACAGCAAGTTCGGCCTGTTTAGCTTTTAACTGAGTATCAGTAAGTACGCCCGGTGTGTTTCGTGCGCTTTCGATACTTTTTTCTAACGCTTTTATTTTTTCTTGCTGAGGAATAAGTTCGTCTAAACGCCGCATGTACTGATCTAGCATTTGCATATCTCGTTCTAATTGTTCGCCTCCAAAGGGGAACTCAAGCTGGGTTTGCAGTCTGTCAATTTCAGTTTGACCGGCTATACGGCGCTGGGCATTTTGACTCAGTAGTTGCTGCGCTTCTAATTCTTGTTCTAGCTTGGCGCGTTCCCGCTGTACGTTTAGGTTATCTTTCAAGTACTGATACTCTAACTTTAAGTTATTTAATCTATTATCAAACGTAGCATCAATCGTTTTTTGATTAATAGCATAATCTTCTGAGGCTTTTGCCGAAGCGTATTCGTTACGGATAATCCCCTCTTGAATTCCTTCGCGCCTTTCCAACAGAATTAAACTCTGCTCGTACCCAGCAATAGGTCCTTTATACAGGTCTACACCTTTTTCTAAAATTGCGTATTCATCGAGGACTGTTTGCGCCAGCTGATTTTGCAACTGAAGCATAAGCTGGTAAGCTCTGATTCTGTCCTGATTAGTTTGTTCTGCAGCTCGCGCAGCCTGTTGATCAATGTTACGTACTTCAGCCGCGTACTTTAAGTTGGCCTGTTGTATCATTAACTGATTTTTTGTAGCGTCATACGCCTTACCTATCCAGTAATTTTGGATTTCGAGTAGTTTGTTTTTGTATTCTTGCTGAGCTACTTGTTTGGCTACGGCCACGTAACTTTGGCCGTCCTTCTCTAAGGACATTCCGGCCAGAGTTAGCTTTTGGCCTTCTAGTTGTACTTGAGCTGCTAACTCTTGAGTTTGCCCTCGTGCTTGCAATTCCCGTGTTTTGTCTATAGAAGAATTAACCGCTCCAGGTTTAAGGTTAAACCGCTGTATGTACTGCTGTTGTAGGCTTTGTATAGCTTGCGGATCAACAACTCCACGATTTTTTTCTCGTAGCTGTATAGACTCCTTAAAATACTGCTGGTAAGCCTGCGGGTTTGCTTGGCGCAGCGAGGTAAGAAAGTCTGTTTGCGCAGCTTGTTGTCTGTTATAGGTAATAACTCCAGCCAAGAAATTGTTCAACCAAGTCAATAAATCAGTAAGTGGTCCGGCTACGGCAGCCTGCATTTGCAGGTTTAATTCCGCCAGCTTTTGATTGAAAGCAGCGCTAGCCGCTCCGGCATTTTGAAGATCTCTAACCCCCTGCGCACCTATCTTCTTCACGAGTTCCGCTTGGATTGCTGCGGCAGCTTCGGTTACGCGGCCGGCTTCGATTAGGCGTTCGATGTATTGTTGTTGGCTGCGGCTGGCAATTAAGCCGGCGTCTGCAAGTTTTTGGAAGTTTGTGATCGGATCGCGCATGGCGCTTCCGGCCTCTGTCACAGAGGCGACGAATTGATCCACCAGTGCGCCAACGGCACTGGTGGCCACTGAGAGCATGGGATTGCCTGGGATAAGACCTCCCAATGCGCCGCCGGCCACAGTTCCCACACCTCCACCAAACAACAGTGGGAAAGCGCCGCCGATAACGACGTTTTCAGTTATTTCACGGCTACGTTTTTGAGCAGCACGTCCTTCTTTAACGCGGCGTTCACGATCAGCACGTAAAGACGCGGGATCAAGTACACCAGCAGCTTTGCGTTGTTCTGCTTTGTACTGATCCATCAACAACTTGTTTCGTTCTTTAGCTATTTGAATACTGCGCTCGTCTACAGATTGTTGCTGGCGTTTAGCTGCCGTAATAGCTTGTTCTGTTCTAAGGGTTTGAGCCTGTAACCCGATTACTGTCCGTTCGGATTTTGCTACAGCATTAGCCGCAGCAGTTCTAATTCTTGCTTGTTCATTAAGCATTGAGCGATACTGCTCAGAAGCTGTTTCTGTTCGGCCTCCAGGGAACAGTTCGCCGCGTGCTGGTACTTGAGCTAGTGAATACTGACCGCCGGCCATTGCACGTTCACGCGCCATGAGTTCGGCGCTGCGTTCCCGTGCAATGTCAGCGCTACGGCGGTTTTGTTGAAACTCTTGTACACGTGTACGCAACTGAGACTGAGTGCCAAATACACCGGCTTTGCTGGAACGAGCCACGCGCTCTAGATTTGATGCCCATAGCTTTGTTTGTGCTGCTACTTGTGCGGCAAGACGCTCGTACTCGGCCAGCTCTGCGTTTATCTGGTTTTGTAGTTTTAAGTCTTTTTGTTGTTGAATTTCACGCGATTTAAGCAGGGCTACACGTCTGTTGAGTTCAGCATCACGTACATCTTGTGGTTGTAGACCTTGTGCCTGACGAATTAAATCGTTTATTGCTTTTTGTTCTTTACGCTGTTCTTTTTGGACAGCTACTAACTGCTCGGCTGCCGTAACGGCTTCAGCAGTAGACGAGTGAAATTCACCGCTTTGCTTTACGGCATCTTTTAGCTGGTTGTTTAGTTGATTAAGAGTGCTGCCCGAGATAAGATCCTGAAATGTGGCAGCTGTAGCATTTAATTCTGTATTTAACTTACCGACGTTGTCTAGTACCTCTGCGATTTTCTGTGTGGTTTGTTTACCTACTGCTTTGTCTACAGCAGCGGCAAGTCCTGTAGCTGCGCTAGAAGCTTTGAGTATTTGCGGTGCAAATGCCATTGCGGCAACTGCCGCAATTCCAAAAGCGTTAGGTATCTGCCCAATGTGATTAAGAATGTCTGTAATTACACTTGGCACACCGCCAAGTGCACTATTTACAGCAGCCCCAGCACTGGCTGCTGCGGCACCGAGAATACCGAATTTTGCTCCTACGCCACCTAAAGCTGTTGTAGCTTTGCCTGCCGCAAGTGTTAGTGCGCCGAGTGCGCCACGCTGGCCGATACCTTGAACTGCGGTTCCGATATCACGTACGCTTTTCTGGAAATTACGCGCATCTAATTTGAAAGCCGCATCACCAAGCTGGCTGATGCGCTTTTGAAGTTTTGATAGCTCCGATTCAGCCTGCTTTGTGTCGGCGCTTACTCTGATTTTGGCGTCGTAATCAGCCACCGCACTATTGCCTTAGCGTAAAACCAGTCTACGCAACAAAAATGCCGCCGGGTTAGCGGCGGCGTTTGGCTTTGTCGAGTTCCTTTTGCTGGTCCTCGTTGAGGATCTGGAAATAGGCGCTCCAGCCGAGTAATTCCTCGGCGGTCATGGTCGTCCGAACTTCGGTAAGAGTCAGGCCCAGCTCCTTGGCGACGCCGAACTGGAGCATGAGCCAGTTGTCCTTGCGGAGTTCGGCGCTCAGGGTTTTGGGTCGATGGGCTCGGCGTCGTCGGTCAGAATCGCCAGCATCAGCTGTTGGAGATCTTTGTCCTTTACTTCGTTCTTCAGCACATCCACCTCGCCGACGCTGAACAGCTTGGCGCCAGACTCGTCAAGGGCCTTGGCGATCAGCAGTTGAAGGGCAAAGGCGTTGGCATCATCCGATTTGGCCTGCTTTTGGGCGCGTTCGCGCTCGGCCATCGTCAGTGGCGCCACCCACATTTCAAATGTGCTGCCGTCCGACAGCTCAACTTGCTTTTTTACCGGCTCCAGATTGGCTGCTTTGCGCAGGCGATCAATGGCGCGGGCTGGAATTGAGGCAGGCATAAAATCCTGTTGGTTTGGGTCTACTGTAGCGGACTAGACATAAAAAAACCCCGGCTTTGAGGCCGGGGCTACTGAACTGGCTATTCCAGAAGAATATCAGGACTTGGCGAAGTCGAAGGTGGGGGTGCCGGAGGGGCGGAAGTTGACGGTCACCGATTGGGCGTCGTCGGGGTTGATGTTGAGGCTGGCGGAGGTCAGCACAGCATCGAAGCTGATTGAGCGGCTGAGGGTTTCGCTCAGGGTGCCGCCGCTGAACACGCGGTCGGTGTACAGCTTGAAGGCGGCGCCGTTTTGCTGGCGCTGCAGCACGTCCTCAATCATCCGGTTGGACAGGGCGGCGTCTTCGTCGGTCATGTAGACCGTTGCGGTGCCGGTACCGTCGCCGAAGCCGCTGATGTAGGTGCGGAAGGGCACGTACTGACCAGGGGTTTGGCCGATGGTGGTGACGTCGATTTCAGCGCGGCTGATCTCGAAGCTCCAGTCGCGGA